TGCTGAACGCGCTGGGCTACCACCAGAAGCAGGCTACGGCGTCGCCGCTGTAACATCACCACAAACGCCGTGGGACATCAACGTCGCCCGCGTAGACCGCATGATGGACATGTACGGCGACAGGTTCGCTACCGATCCCGCAGCCGCGCGCAAATATATTCAAAACCGCATCGCTACGGAAAAGAAGCCCGGAGCCATCGCAGCTCTCGGCCCTGATTACGCAGAACGTATTGCGGCCATGCCGTACGAGGAGCTGCCCGACAAGTTCGCCAAATTTGCCCGCGTTTCTCTGGCTGACGCCACGCGGAACGATCCGATAGTGCGCAAGATAGACCTTTCCGGTGAGTACGGCGATCCCTATGGCAGCATGACTTGGGGTAGTGGCGATAGCGTCAGCAAAGCTCTGGCCATCATGGACAATCCGTCTATGGAAGGCATAAACGCGCAACTATTGGGCGGCGGTAAAGTTCCGTCCTTCTTCAATAATATTGCCAACCCTTACAGCGCCGCGCCCATATCGACTATCGATACGCACAGTGCAGGCGCAGCGTCTCTGTTCCCCGGCGGCGGTAATGACCCTATCGTATACCGTGCAATGGGTCTTGGCGGAACTAAAGAAGCTCCCGCAGCCGCTGATGTAGCTCGCACTGGGTCGAAGGGTTTGTACGGTCCAATCTCGGACATGCACACTCTAGCCGCCAAAGAAATGGGTTTTGATGCGCCGCGCGAAGTGCAGTCCGCCACATGGGAAGGCGTCCGCGATCTTTGGGGTCAGGCAGGCAAAACGCCTGAGTTGAAGAAGGCCATCGCCGACATCTGGAACAACTCCAGTTCGCCGGACGAGGCGCGTTTCCTGATTGCGGATCTACTCGGTAAACCCGTGCGCCGCATGTTCCAAGTCAAGTAACACGAAGGTCGAGGGGCAACTGCTCCTCGGCCTCTTCGTCCCAATCTTCTGGAATGTTCCCGTCGTACATCACCCACAAATAGTTTTCGCGGGTGCGGGACATGCCTAGTTCAGCAAGTACCAAATCGTAACTATCTACCGTCAACGTCCGTCTCCCTTGGCTTCAGCCAGCAACGCGGCATAGGCGATATTATCCTCAGCGCTGTCGGCGTGGTAGTCGCTGCGCGTAAACAGGCGCACCAGCTTGACCTGCTGCATGAACATCCAGCCCTCGCTCTCGGTCAGGTCGCGGCCTGTGATGGCGTTGAAGGCCGTCACGACCTTACCCATTGACCGCTCGCCGTCTGGCTCGTCATAGGTTGCCGATCGGTCGTACATGTGCGCCGCAGCGCGCCCAAGCAGCTCGGCGGCTTTTGGCTCTGGCAACAAGACGGCCTCGTTGATCTCTTCATTAGCATCTTTAATCGCTTTCATGTTTTTTCCTTTTTAGTGCCTCGAGCATGATCTCTTGAACCGACTTCTTGGACTGCAAGCGCCCGAGGACCATGTTGTCCACCGTGTTGCGTGCCATGATGTAATGCACGAACACAGGACGCTTCAGCCCTGCCTGCGCTTGCCTCATGGGCCCGATGCGCTCGATGATTTGCAAATGCTCTTCTAAGTTCCAGTTGAGCGAGAAGAAGACGAGGATGTTGCCGCCTTCTGCGAGGTTAAGCCCGTGCCCCGCCGACGCAGGGTGAGCGAATAGTAATGGCACCCGTCCGGCGTTCCAGTCCCTGATCGTGTCAGACTTAGCGTCCAACACCCGGCCCTTAGGGTAACGGCTTTGTAGGCGGGCCAAGTCGCTCTTGAAATGGTAGGCCACCAGGACGGGCGCGCCGTTGGCTTCTTCGATAACACTGTCGAGTGCATCCAGTTTAGCATCATGCACCTCCTCCCAGTTGCCGTCGTGGTCAGTATACACAGCCCCGTTGGCGAGCTGCAAACACTTGATAGTCTTAGCGGCGGCGTTGAATGCTTCTATACCAGCTTCTTCAAGTTCCGCGAACATATCATTTTCCATGCTGTCGTAAGCCCTGCGCGCCTTCGCAGGCAGGTCGACGCTGATGTAATTGCGCACAGGCTCATGCACCGGTAGCCCCTCGACCGTGAGACAGACGTCGCGCAGGCGATCCTCGATCTCTTTCTGCGCCGATGCCAGGGGCTTGAGGCTGTAGCCATCCCAGCCCTTTGCGAACCAGCGATCGCTAAAGGCGCTGAACGTCCTGCCCAGGCGCTCGCCGCCATCCAAGAACCAGGTCTGGCCCCAGAGATCTTGCAGGCCGTTCGGGTTCGGTGTGCCGGTCAGACCGATGAAGCGGCTTACCTTCGTGTGCGCCACGCGTGCCAGGGCGGCCGCGCGCTTGCTGCCCTGGCGCAGCCTGAAGCTCTTCAGGCGCGTGAACTCATCCGCAACGACCGTCTTGAACGGCCAGTTGGCGCCCAGGGCGGCTTGCAGCCACACTAAGTTGTCGTAGTTCATGGTGTAGATGTCAGCATCGACGTCAAGCGCCGCCTGACGCTCCTTAGCGTTGCCGATGATCGGCGAGACGCGCAGATGCTTGAGGTGCTCCCACTTGCCGATCTCATCAGGCCAGGTGGTCTTAGCGACCCGCAGAGGCGCTAGGACTAGCACTGGGTACACGTCCTCGACCATAGACAGATTGTCCAAGCTCGTCAGCGTCGTGACCGTCTTGCCGCCGCCCATAGGCATCCACAGGGCGCAGCGCGGCTTCTCGTACAGCCACTGCATCGCCGGGCGTTGATAGCTGTGAGGCGTAAAGTTAGCCATCAGCGGATCTCCGACACCACAAAGTCGATACCCTCGATCGTCGACACAGTATAGACCGGGATGCCGGCGTCCTGCATGCGGGCGATCTCGCGCTCCTGTAGCTTGCTGTAGCGGTCGCCCTCGGCCTTAATCTCGATGAAGGCGGCACGAGGCCACGCCCACCACACAAAGCAGTCAGGACAGCCCCTACGGCCCTCCCAGCGCACCTTGCGGTACTGACCGCCACTTTGCTGCACAACGTGCTTGAGGTGCGCCTGTAGCTTGCCTGCGGGCGTCACGTCTCAGTCCTTCTTATAGCGGTGGGTCTCGAAGCCGGCCGCAGCAAGCGGCAGCCCCATCGACCAGCTCGGGATAGCGGACATAAGCGCCGCCAGACCGTCAGGGTTATACGCCGGATCGTCAGGCGTCTCAGTGATCAGCTCGTCATGCACATGCAGGCAGACGGCGTACCCAGCCTCTTCGGCCTTGAACATGCCGGAGGCCAGGACGTCACGCGCCACTGCCTGGACGACGTTCTCGACCAGCTTGCCGCCATAGGTCTCAATGACCTCCCACTTCTTGGTGTATTGGTTGACGCCATCATAGACGATCGAGCCCTCACTAATGCCCGCGTTCGGATAGCAGAGGTAGCGCCCGCTCGGCAGCTTAATGCGCAGCCAGGTGTCGGCGTATGTGATGCCCAGGTCGCGCACGACGTGCCGCTTACCAGGCTCTCGGATTGCGTCCTTGACGGCGCTTTCCAGCATATACCAGAACTTGACGACGTGCTTGTGCGCTTTGCGCCATGCGTCCACGATGTCGCGCACCTCCTTTTCAGGCAGGAACACGCCGTAGAGCGCAGCCATGCTGCTGAACGCCCCGACGCTGCCCTGGTAGCCCAGGGCCAGCTCCTGCACCTTGCCGATCTGGCGCTCGTCCTTCGTGACGTCCTCGGCCTTCTTGTTGAAGGACTTGGCGTAGGCCAGCTTGTACAGGTCAGGCCCGACGCCATAGTCGAACTGCCTAAACGCTTCGGTCTTCCAGTTCTCGCCGGCGAGCCAGGCGAGCACGCGCCCCTCGATGTTGGACAAGTCAGAGACGACCAGCTTGCGCCCTTCCGGCGCGACCAGGGCGCCACGCACCGCGCTCGAGCATAGCTCGGCCACGTTGTCGAACATCAGATCCTCGCAGTCTAACTTCATGGCGTCGATGCCCATGTCGATCTGCTCCTGCTTGAGCGTCGGCCTGGGCAGGTTCTGAGGCTGGAACAGACGGCCGCCCCAGCGCCCGGTGCGTGATGCGCCACAGAACTGGAGCGTGCCGCGCAAGCGCCCGTCGGCGCTCGTTGCCTTCAGCAACACACTGTATTTGGCAGGAGACGTTGCCGAAGCCTGCTGTCTGATCTCTAACAGCTCACGCACCTCTGGCGTCAAGGTGCCTTGCAGCAGCGTACTGACGGTGCCCTTCTTGAGGTCCGGCGTCGTAAACGCCAGCGTCTGCTCGAGGTGCTGAAGAAACTTGCTGCGTTGGGTCAGCGAGCCGACCGCGCCGTTGGTTAAAATTCGGGTTCGCTCAGCCAGAGATCGCGAGCTTCTTTGAAAAGCTCGTAGTGCAGCGTCGGCGAGCTCAACATCGATGGCGATACCACGGTCGTTAATTTTCTG